AAAGTATTTTCTCCTTTATTTAGTACAATATCAAAAGGGATTCTGATATTTGATAAATTTAAAGCAGCAGGGAGTTTTGCCAGTGGACTTAAAACAGCATTTCCAATTATTAATAAATTAGGACCAGCAATGATGAAGTTGGGACCATTATTATCCAATCCTTATGTTTTGGCAGGAGCGGTCATTGTAGGCGTATTTGTGTTGCTGTATGCTAAATGGAAATGGTTTAGAGATGAAGTCAATAACGGAATAAAACAGATAGCCCCACATTTCAAATCTGTAGCAGATACTTTAAAAAATGCCTTTGGTCAATTATCTTCATCAGCAACAAAAGAGTTAGGAAAAATGAAACCGTTATTCGATTCTTTAAAACCTGTTTTATCTGTAATAGGTAATGTTATAAAATTTGTTATTATCGGAGCTTTAATGGAAATGAATATCCGTATAAAAGTACTTATTGCAATTTTTAAAGTGGCATTTACCGCTATAAGAGTAGTCGTGATGGTTGTGTTTAATGTTATAAAAGCGATAGTTATAGGAGCGGTCGCAGTAATAAAAGGAGTTGTGAAAACTCTGGCATTTGTTTTTAAGGCAGTTTGGACAGTAATCAAGGTAGTTGCTATCGCTGTGTGGGCTGCAATCTGTATTGCTATTATAACTGTAGTTGGAATGATAAAAGCAATATTTAGACCCTTCGCACCTTTTTTTAAAGCGATTTGGAGTGCAATTAAAGTGACGGCAATAGCTGTATGGAACGCTATAAAAAGTAAAGCAACAGCTTTGTGGGGAGGTTTAAAATCTGGAATTAGTGGAGTCAAAAATTTCTTTTCTCCAGCTTGGGAAACAATGAAAACAGTCGCAACAAATGTATGGAATGCAATTAAGAGTGCTTTTGATACTGTGGCTGGAGGATTAAAAAAAGCAATTGATGGAGTTGTAAATTATTTTACTGAAAAGTGGAATAAAATCAAGGATTTTGCTGCAAATAATCCGATATCAGCAGGTATAGGAGGGCTTTTTAGACAAAAATGGACAGGAACAAATTATTTTGAAGGTGGACTGACAACAGTAGCAGAACGTGGAGCAGAATTAATTCAGATACCAGGCAAACCAGCCTTTCTAGCTGAAAGTGAAATGCTTTTGAATCTTCCGAAAGGTACGAGAATACTTAATAATTCTCAAACTAGAAGCACCTTGAGGGATAAAGTTGCTAATTTAAGAGATAGAGTAAGTAATTTAAAAGGTGGTAATTCTTATGCTGGAAACAATTATTCGATAACTATAAATGTAAATGGTGGAAATCCATCAGAAGTCGAAAGAATTGTAAGGAAAGTAATAGCAGGAGATATAAACAAAAGAGAAAGGACGGCATTTGGATAATGGCAAAGGTAAAAGTGTATAGAACAGTTTCAGGCGACACTTGGGACTTGATAGCTTTTAAAATTTACGGAAGTGAAGGATATTTTCACGACCTTATAAGAAGTAATTTAAGGTTAATTGACATTGCCATTTTCGATGCCAATATTCCTGTTATTATTCCTGAAATTGCTGATGAAGAAAATGATAACGATGAGCGTTTGCCGCCTTGGAAAAGAGGTGAATAGAAGTGGCTTTTGCTAGGAATATAAGAGTAATTGTTATTTTTAATAAAGTTGATATTTCTGATGAGATAGCCCATTCTATTTCATCTCTAAACTATACTGATAACTCTAAGAATGCGATAGATGACTTGGAATTAGAGTTAGAAAATTTAGATTATCGCTGGCTTAAAGAATGGTATCCTGATGAAAATGCACAGCTTCTCGTGGGAATCCACGAAGAAAAGGAAAATGAAATTAATTTTTTGGATTTAGGAACTTTTTATGTGGATGAGCCGACATTTGAAAATAATAGACTTAATTTGAAATGCTTAGCTTTACCATTAGACCAGAATATTCGAGACCAAAAGAATAGCGTTGCTTGGGAAAGGATAACTCTAAAAGAGCTTGTTACACAGATTGCAAATAAGCATGAAATGAATGCAGAGATATATGCAGAAAATGAGTTTTTTGAAAGGTTAGATCAGAATCAAGAAACGGATTTGGCTTTTATTAATAGAGTTGTCAAGGAAACTGGATTAAATATGAAGGCATCTGATGACAAGATAATCATTTTTGATGATGAAGAAATGGAAAAGAATGATACTGTTGAGATTTTTAATATTAATGATGAAAGAATAAGAAGTTTCAGCTTGAAAAAGAAAAATAAGGAAATTTATGATAATGTTGAAGTTTCATATTATGATCCTGATAAGAAAAAAGTTATTAAGGAAATTATTACAAAAAAAGAGCTTGAAAAACGTAATCAAGTTACAACTGAAAGCTCAGAAGAAAAATCATCAGAAAATAAAAAAACAAAGAACAGTAGCAAATCTTCTAAAGATAAGAAGTCTAGTAAAAAGGTTAAATCCAAGAAAAAATAAGAGGTAAAAATGAGTTATGCGTCTTTTAAAAAGGAAAAAAGTAAAAAAACAGGAAGTAAAAATTCCTCCAAAAAAGGAAAAACAGTTAAGGAATCGAAAGAGAAGTTAAAAAATAAAGCTGAAGGTAAAAAGGGCAGAAGTAAAAAAGAAAAAACTTTAAAAGTTAAGACGAAAGGGAAAAGTACAGCCAAGAAAGTAGCTAAAAAGACATTAAAAGAAAATATGAAACAGGAATATCAGATAACTTTAAATGTTGATGGAAATACTAAATATTTGGCAGGAGCAATAATAGAACTAGATGAGAGTTGGGGAAAATTTGAAGGTAAATATGTAATCGACAAGGTAACGCATAATGTAACTGGCGACTATGCTTGTGAAATCAATGCTATGAAACTTGGAGCAAGAGAAAACGCCGAGCAGAATGCAATTAATCAAACTAAAGAGGAGCAACAGCAAAAAGAAGCAGAAAAACAGGCTAAATCTAAAGGCAGAAAAGGTAGAAGTGGCAAGAGTTCTAGCAAGAAAAGAGGACGAAAAGCTAGAAATAAGAAGAAGTAAATTATTTATAGGACAATTACAATTAAATATAATAACTGTGATAAAAAAATCGTTGACTTTATACGTATTTTGATGTATAATTTATTTGAGGTGGTTAGGATGCCAATGAATTCAAAAGAAATGATTAGATTTTTGAAGAGAAATGGTTTCACCGAAATAAAAGGTGGGAAAGGCTCTCATAAAAGATTTAAGAATTTCGATACCGGTAAGGTAACCGAAGTGCCTTGTCATAGTGGGGAACTTAATAAGAATCTCGAAAGAGCGATATTAAGACAAGCAGGATTGAAATAAATCCTGTTCCTCATTTCAAAAATAGGAGGATAATTATGTATGTAGTGTACCCAAGTATTTTTTCTAAAGAAAAAGAAGGCTATAGCGTTCATTTTCCTGATTTAGGCGGTGCGACATGTGGTAGCGATTTAGAAGATGCCTACTATATGGCAACAGACTATATAGGTACGGTATTAATAGAAGATTTTTTAGAAAAAAAGGAACTTCCAAAAGCAACAGAAATTGAAAAAATAGATGTAAGAGCCTATTTTGAAACATTATACGATAAAGATACAGAAAAGAAAGAAATAGAAGAAGCTGTAAAAAATTCATACACAACTTTAGTTGGATTAGATTTACTGAAATACGTTAAAGAAACACAAAAAACAACGGTTAGAAAAAATGTAACTATACCAAGCTGGCTTAATGAAACAGCAAAAAGATATAATATAAATTTTTCAAAAGTGTTGCAAGAAGCCTTGGAAAAAGAATTGGAAATAGAATAATTTTTTAAAAATATTTAAAATCACAGTTATTAATTTAGCTGTGATTTTTTTGTTACAAAAAAGTGATAAGGCAGGTGGTTAAATTGATTGAAACATTAAAGGCAGGAGAAGTAAGTGCGATAGATTCAAAAACTGGAAAAGTAAGAGTTCTGTTAAAGGGCGATGACGATAAAACAACAGACTGGCTTAATGTATTAGTTCCTTATTCTGAAAGCCACAGTGACAATTACACACTTGGACTAGGACAGACTGTTTATTGCTTATTTTTTTCAGAAATGCCTGAACAGGGAGTTGTGCTTGGCTGTCCTATGCGAAGTTCTTCCAGCAGTGAAAGTGAAGTTAAAAGGACTTTTTCTGATGGTGGTAGTTGGGTTTATGACGGCAATACATTGACTTTGAATATTAAAAAAGTCTTGATTAATGGAGATTTGGAAGTCAGCGGAACTACCAAAACTGGCGGAAGCATTAATCTTAATACACATACACATGGTGGCATTATGATTGGCGGAGACAAGACAGGAGGACCTGAATAATGATAGGAAGTCTCGGAGATGTAATATTTGAAGTATCTGACAAAAAAGTGTTTTCAATTAATAATCAGATAAATAGATCATATAAATCTAAAATTTCTGAACACAACCCAATATATGGTCCTGGTATGTTAAGACATCAAGGCAGAGAATTAACTGAAATAACTTTTGGAATTACATTGATTTCTTCATTATTACAAGAAACAACACTATCGGAACAGCTTGATAAAATAAAGACTATGTGGGAGTTCGGAGAGTATGGTTATTTAACATTAGGAGGACAGACATTTGGAGCTTTTCCATTTCTGATAATAGATATAAGTGAAAAGAATTCTTATTTCAATAGAGAAACTTCTGAGTTTGATTATATAAATTTAGACCTGACGTTAAAGGAATATATAGATGATCCTAAAAAATATAATCAGATAATAGAACAGTTAAAAGCTCAAAAGAAAGAGCAGGAAGAACTTGTTGAAGCAGAAGCTGCGAATGTTGAAGTCGAGCAGAAAACAAAATTACAGGAATTTGCGGAAAAAGTAAAAAATAAAGTAGATAGCACGCTTGAAAAAGTAGATAAAGCTATTCAAATCGCAGAAAACAAGAAAAAAGAAATATTGAGCCAGCTCGAAAAAATCAAAAAAGATGCCAAAATTGACGAACTAATGAATTTAGTAAGGGCTGGAATGATTACAGCAGATAAAGTTAATGAAATGATTGATTATGCTAAAAATTTTTCTGAAACCGACAGACAGATCTTGTTAAATTTTTTAAGAAATCAGATTGGAGGTAAATAATGATACATGTTTCATCTAATCAGGAAATAAATTATTCTCCAAAAAATTATATTGAGGAAGTTGTAACAAATGTTGGAATGCTTTTAAGAGTTTGTAAGGAAGAACAGCCACTTAACCGTGATTTCAGTTTTGACAGCGATTTAATAGATAAAAATATAAACGTTGTGGAAAATAAAATAATGTCTCAGTTGCTTGAGATGTTTAGAAAATATGAACCAAGAGCAATTTTAAAAACTACAGAAATAAAAATGATAGATAAACACAATAATGATTTTGATATTGAACTGGGAATTGAGGTGATAAATATTGGATAATTTTGAGGAATATGAAGCGATAGACAGCGATGCTTGGGAAATAAAAAGAGATATGATCAATAAATTCCAGGAACTTAGTGGAAGGAGTTTGACAGAAGCAAGCCCCGAGACATTAATTTTCAGCACAGTAGCGTATCAACTGGCTTTGTTAGAAGAGAAATACAATGATGATATAAAACAGAATTATTTGAGATATGCCAGAAATGAAAGGCTTGACCTGAAAGGAGAAATCTATGGGAACAGAGGTAAAAGGCTGGTAGAACAGCCTGCAATAGCAACTTTCAGATTTTATATATCTAGTGTTCAAGCAACTGACATAGTTATTCCGAAGGGCTCAAGAATACGTTACAATGAACTTTACTTTGAAACAAACGAGGAATACAAAATATTGAAAGGAAATCTCTCAATAGACGGAAAAGCTACATGTAATAAAGTAGGAACAATTGGAAATGGTATTCCAGTTGGACAAATTAAAGATATGGTGGACATTTATCCGAATTATTCAAAAGTAGAAAACATCACAGAAACTAATTCGGGAACAAATGAAGAAGCAGACGAAAGTTACAGGGAAAGAATAAGAGAAATTCCTGAATCTTTCACAACAGCTGGAAGTTCAGGAGCTTATATATTTTGGACTAAAACTGCAAGTACTAACATTATTGATGTCAAAGTTCATTCTCCTAGTGCTACTAATGTAGATGTGTACATTTGGACTGACACAGGTACAGTAAGTCAGGAGCTTAAGGAAAAAGTAAAGGCAGTACTAAATGACGAAAATGTGCGTCCTCTGACTGATAATGTAAATATCAAGGAGCCAAACAAAGTTAATTATTCTATAGATTTTGATTATTATATTGATAAGGATAATGAAACACTTGTAAATATTATAAAATCTAATGTTGATAAAACTATTCAGGAATTTATCAGCTGGCAGAAAGAAAAAATAGGCAAGGATATTAATCCAGATGAGTTAATCAAGAGATTGAAGATTGCTGGAGTTAAAAGATTAGTACTAAGAAGCCCTGTATTCCAAAAATTGAATTTTAACCAGGTTGGAATAAATAACGATATAACAAGTAACTATCAAGGAGTTGAAGAGTTATGATAACTGTACAAGATTTAAAATTAACTGACATTGCCGCAAAATCGACTCTTACAGACAAAACAACAAAATGGATATATGAATCAATAGATTATGCAATAGAACAGCAGAAAAACAGAATAATAAGTAAATTTTTTCTTGATATCGATAAATTAAGTGAAACGGAAATTGATTATTTATTGTGGGAATATCACGTAGATTATGTTGGAGAAAATGCCAGTCTTGAAAGCAAGAGAGAATTGGTGAAAATAGCAGTAATAGCCCATTTTAACAAAGGAACACTTGGAAGTGTAAAGGCTATTTGTAAAATTCTTTTTGGAAATGCAGAAATAAAAGAATGGTTTGAGTATGGTGGTCGACCAGGATATTTTAAAATATCTACTTTAGGCGATTTAAAAGATGAAAAGGATTATTTGAAAGTTCTTGATGTTGTAAACGAATACAAGAACGAACGTAGCTGGCTGGAAGCATTGACGTTTGAAAGAAGTTCAAATTTGGGTAAATATGTAAGAATTTTTTCTGAAAAACAAGTGATTAATATTCTGAATGAAAGAGATTTTGAACTTCCTTGGATGGAGCAAAAATTAAATCAAGGAATAATAAATGTAACTGTAAAAGAAAATACAATAGGGATTAGATAAGGAGGTAGTATGGCTAATTACATAGGTTGGATATTGACTAATAAAGGAAGGGAACTTCTTGCAAAAGCAATAAACAATGAGACAAAAATAAATATCACAAAATTTAAAATTGGAGCAGGATATAATACAGGAAATGACAGGGAATTAACAGATTTACTGGATAAAAGAAATGAATTCCCTGTGAACAGTTACGAAAGAAAAGAAAATGGAATAGTGGAATTTACTTTCATTGTTTCTAACAAAACTGGAAGTGGTACAAGTACAATAACGAATTCATATAAAATTTCAGAGATGGGGATTTATGCCCAGGATGATTCAGGAACAGAAATTTTATATGCATACAATAAAGGAACAGATGGAGATTATATCCCAGTTTATAACGGCAAAAATGCGATAGACATAGTAGAGAAATGTATTATTATAATCGATCAGGCTGCTACTTTAAATGTGACAATAGATAATTCAATGACATACTTAACAAGAGAATCGGCAGACAGAAGATATTTGGAAATACAGGCATTAGCAAAAATAATAGGTCTAGAGTTTGGAGGAAATATCCAGGACATAGGAGCAAAAGTTACTGGTAAATTCTATTATGATAAAGCTCTAAAATACTACTATGAGTGCATTGCTAACAATAATCTAACATATAATGACGGAGCAAAATTTAGGGCAATAAGTAATAAGCCAATTTTGGATAAATTGGAAAATTTATCCAAAGTTCAGCAAGCGAAACTTTACGTTCATGCAGAAGCAATTGGTGCTGGAAGAACTACATGTAATATTGTAGAAAAAGTCGGGAATATAGTAACTATAATATTTGATAGTGGTAATGCTCTCAAAAACATTAATGATAATACTGTAATATTTCAAATTCCAGATGGTTTTAAGCCCAAGACTTTCCTTTCAGTTAATGCTTCACAATATAACACTTCAAACGGAACCGTTTATATTGAACCTAGCGGGATTGGAAAATGGAAAGGTGCAACAGTCAATTCTGCTAGTATTATTTTTTCAGTTAGCTATATTGTTTAATCTAAGTTATTTGGCTAAATATATAGCATTAATATATAAAGCCGAACTTGTTCTTGATCCTCCACGCCACACAACATTTCCATTTGTTTCTATATGAGCGGCTCCACCACTTGCTGAATT